GATGCTACTTGGGCACAGTGGCCCCGGGCGCCACCCGACCGTTGTTGAGTACGGTTCACACTCACGCCGCACCTGTCTGCGCACGGCGTTTACCTTCGGCTGTCTGACGGCCTAACTGACGATGATTAGTCGCCGGGGATTTGCACCCACACACAGTCGCGCGGCTGTGACGCACCAGTGACCCTGGCGTGCTATTTGTTTTGTTTGCCTGACAAATCTCTGCCAAGAGCCGCTTCTAAATCGACTCTTAGGCAAACTAGATACACAACAACCATTTGCGCTAAGTGCCGAACTTGCTTGTTTTCTTTTCTGTCTTTACTCGTTCGTGTCAAACTGTCGATGACGTTTGTCAAGTCACGAATGGTGTCCCATTCAATGTCGTGGGTTTGCTTGCTTAACTTTGTCATTTGTTCTGCCCTTTGTCTGGTAGTTGCATTAACGCATCAATTACGGTTGACGCTTCTCCCTTCGTCAAGTCTTTTGCACTGACAAGCTCGCGCTTGAGTGTGTCTGAGCAGAATACACGCAAATCCTCTGCCACTGTCAAGCCTTTGCGTTTTGCCGTTGCAGCAAGCATCTTTTTCTGTGGTTGCGTTGCCGGGCTGTTTGCTGACGCGGTTTTACGTGCGGCCTGTTCGCGCTCGACAATGGCTGTTATTTGTGCGTCGTGATCTTGCTGTGTCTCCCAAGGGTCGGGGCCGCCGACTGCAGGGACTGGTTTGCGTGGCGGGCCGGCGCGGTGCAGAACTTCGTTGGCTGACGCCTGTTTTGCGAATGCGCCTGGCAACAGCAGTGCGCACAGTCGACCTAGCGCCGATGTTGCGGCGTTCATTTGTTCGCTGTCGCGCGTGTACGGCGTGTCGCCTGGGTACGGCTCCCAACAGTACGCAATCGCCGGGTGCTGATCGTCTGGCGTGCGCCACGCCTGCACTTTGACTTGCAGGAACACGCGGTCGCCTAGCGTGATGATGCGCGGCTCATGCTCGACGATGCGCACGTCAGGGAACTTGTCTGCCAGCATTTTTAGTCGTGCCGGCACGTCGACGTAATCCTTTAAATCCCAACTCATGTGCTGCCCTTCAGTTGTAGTTGCTGGTGAGTGTGCCTATTGGGTGTAGTGCGGTTTGCGGTGTCATGTAGGCCGGTGTCGGTATGTCTGTGCGCCAGCGGTCGGCGCGGTTGCATTCGTGCAGCGGCAGCCAGCCCTGCAGCGAGCATGTGACCTGGCGATGGCCTGTGATTGCGAGCGTCACAAGCACAAATTTTGTGGGCCAGTCGTCGTCGTGCGTTATTAGGTGACCGTCTGCGCGGTCTGTGCCGCGTACCTCAATGTCGGGTAGGTCGCGGTCTTTGCTGGTCGGCGTGTAGTCGCAGCGCCACGACCAGGGCCGGTTGAGGTAGCGCGCGACCGCGTACTCAGCAAGCACGCCAATGCGGTTCACGCGTACCAGGCGCTGAGGTGTCAGGCGTTTGCAGTAGTTGCGATGCTGCCTGCCGTACAGCTCGATGCGACGCTGCGCGAGGTTTTGGCAGCCGATTAGCACCGGGTCGGTGATGTCGACGTGTACGGCGTCAGCTCGCACGTTGCCTGGCCTCAAGCGTCGCAATCTCCGCTTTTAGTTCCTGTATTACGTTGCACTGGTGGTACAGGTAGCGCAATGTGCGCAGCACGATGCGCGCCTTTGTGTTGTTCAGCTCGTGGTCGTGCATGTCGCTGAGGTCAAAGATCAGCTGGTCAAAGTCTTGCCACTCTGCGTTTCTCATCGGCTGCCCACCGTCATGATGACGACGCACAATAGCAACAGGGTGCCACACAGTATCGCTACAGGTTTCATGGCAGCGCGTGCCAGTGATGCCAGCCAGGTGTTGACCCGGCCCAGCCCTCGTAAATTGCCAGGCCTACCGTCAGGTTGGTGATCGGGTCGTACAGGTCGTCGCAGTCGCCAAAACCGTAGTGCTGCATCCAGCCGACAGGCCAGTTGCTGTTAGGTGTCGCCCAGGTAGGGCAGTTGATTTGCAGCAGGCCGATGCTGTCCCCAGCGTCGCCCACAGCCTGTGGGTCGCAACCTGACTCAAGACGCATTGCCAGCGCAAGCGTGTCAAGCGCGTCGGCAGGCCAGCCAACGTGGTAGGCAATCGCCACGTACGCCTCACAGTTGCCCGCTGCCGGCAGGGTGGTGGTGGTGGTAGGGGTCGGCGTTTTTGACGCAGCAGGCGCGTTCCTGACGCTTGTAACAGGCGCGTAAACGGTCGTTTTGACCGTTTCTGGCGGTTTCGGCGCGTCTGGCAGGTTTACGACGAACAGGCCGTAGACGCCTACCATGAGCGCAGTTAGGGCTTTGCCAATGAATGTCATCGTGCTGCCTCCGATGCGTAGTGGTTGCCTGCGACCTTACAGGGTCGCGGCTACGCAGTGGTGAATGCCCTGCCAAACGCCTGTTCGACCAGCAGAGGGTTTTCCGCCAGGTCGCGCGTGATTTCTATGTGCAGCCAGTCGCCGCCTGGCGCGCCATGCACGGTGGGCGTGTTGTATTTGCGCCAGGCCTCGAATGCGTGCGGTTTCGGTACGCCTGTGCCTACCCGGTCGCAACGCCAACCGCGACCGTAGTAGGCCGACGCCTTTGCATCAGGCCAGTAGTCGATTACGAGCTGTATGCCTAGTTGCTGCCAGTTGTCGAGCGCGGCCTGCAGGAACTTTATTGCCTTTGTGCGACCGTCGCTGACGCCTTTGCCGCTCGATTTCATGTAACGCCAGGACAAATCCATTGCGACGCCGCGCGCATGGTTGCTGATCGTGCCGGCCTTCCCGCGTACGTCGCGCATGACCCAGGTGCCGTTGTTCCACAGTGCGCCGCCTGAGTACGCGCTGGCGCATTCAGCCCACCGTGTCGTACCTGGCAGACCGTGTTTGACGACAGGGTACGTCGTGACGACGTACGGCCTACTTTGTTGACTTGTCATCTTTGGAGACGAATAGGCACGCAGTCGATTTGTTGCCAAACCGCGTGCTAATCAACGCCAGCAGACCCGACACGACAGGAATGCCGAGGGCAATGAGTTGCATGTCAAGGTCGTACTTGTACGCGACATACGTGACCAGGCCGATGATTGCACCCTTTAGTGTCTGATCGGCTGTTTGTAGTTTGGCGTTGTTATCCACGTCACGCGCCCAATAATGCGTTTATTTCGTCGGTGGTGAGACCTAACGCCGCAAGTTTTGCCCGGCCTGATGCGGCGGCGGCGGCTTTGTCTGCTTCGGCTCGGGCTTGCGCCTCAGCTGCAACGTGTGCCGCTTCGATTGCGGCGGCCTCTGCGCGTGTTGCGTCACGCACCTCGTCGTCAATCTGCACTTTGTAAGTCATGTCGTGTCCTAACTGTTCGCAAATCCGTAAACGCGAATTGTGCCGCCGGTCAACGTGCCTGTTGCCGGCGACAACGTAAAACCCGTGTATTGCGTAACATCCTCTACGCCGCCGCCAAATGTAGCAAAAACAGTTTCCGTGCCGTTTCCGTCTGTAGATACCGATTGCCCAGTCACCGTTGTATGACGAGCCACATTTGGCGAATAAACCGTCATGGTCAAACTCGTGCTGTCGCTCGTCGACCAATACCCGCCCTCAATGTACGTGCCATTGTTAGTCCGATTGATTTGATCTGCGCCACCGCTGGCCAACGTGTTTGCCACACTGTAATACCCGGTACCTGTTGCTGACGCACCCAACGCAATACGCAGACGCGTTCCACTCGCGCTGCTGTCTGCGCCGGCAAGTGTCACCAAATAGTTTTCGTACGTAGAACTAAAACAACTCGACACGCTCACTGACGAAACCGTAGTTCCAATAGTTGTTGCGCTAATAAACACCAACGCGCCTGCGGTAGCCGGACCTAACGTAGCCCACGTTGCGCCGTCATAAAACTGCACAACATTAGTTGCCTCAATGTACGCCAACTGGCCTTCAGCAAGCACCTTCTCGCCGGCGCCACCAAACGCGGCGTCGCGCGTCACAGTCGTCGCAAACACCGGCACTCCTGTGCCTGCGCTCAGATTTTGATTAACTGCTGTCAACACCTCGCCGCTGGCAAACACCGGAACTGAGGTCTGTGCGTTAGCGCCCATGCGTCTACCTTAGCCCAGCACGTTGGTCGAGTCGATGACACCGTAAACAGGGTCGTCAAGTATGAGATCGTAGACAACGGTTGTCGGTGCCGTGTAGAACGTGACCGTGTGACCCCGGTTAAAGTCGATCACGCCTTGTATGCCTTCTACGCTCAGCTCATTGTCAAGCTCGCTGCCTAGTCCTGGTATTTCCTTTGTAATGCCAATGGTGTCGCCAATGTCAATGGTCGCCACCGCCGTGCGTTGGGCGTTAGTGAGGCTGCCAAAGTACGTCGTTACCGACGTGTAGCGCGGCTCAGGGTCAGGCTCAAGCAAATAGGCCGCCAGGTCGTCAATCTCTGACTGCTCGTGCAGCAGGCTGTTTGTGATGGTGACTGATTGCGTGAAGTATTGGGCGATGCTTGCCGCGTCGCTGTCGGTTGCGTTGTCGCCGTCTAAACCTTCCACGTACGCACGGTTCACAACGTTGTCGGCGTCAAACTCGACCTGCAAATCCTCGTACTTTGCGCCGCTGCCGTCGTCGGTAAAACTGACGACAGGGCCGCTAGGCGTGCTGCCGATGCGCTCTTGGAACGTGATCGTGCCGTCACGCGCCACAAACAGCCGGCCTTGCTCAGCCTGGTTGATCTGCTGCAAGTACAGCAACGTATTAGTACCTTGCGGCACCGTGTAGGCGGCTGCGTGACCCAGGTTCACCGTGCCTGTTGCGATGCTGCTCGTTCCGGTGTAGTCAACCTCTGGCAACGCCAACACGGTATTTATGCGCGCGCCTGACGTTTGCGCCGTGACGTTCAGCTCGTCGAGCTGCGTCTGTGCGAGCTTGTAGAACTCGTCTGCGCACTGCACGTTGACGAGGTTTGGCCCTGCCATTTGGAACATGTAGTAGTACGACGTGACAATGCCGACAAACAGGAATTCGCCGTCGCGCAACAGGCGTATGCCGCGCATCGGTGCCAGTCCTGGCTGCGCGTTGATTGGGTCGTAGTAAGGGCTGCTGGTGTCGTACGGCCCGAGTATGCCTGTTTCGTCGCGCATCGTAAACTGCATAACGCCAGCGCCGAACTGGTAGTCGGTTTTTTCGCGCCCACGTTTGTAGACAAGGCTGGTGACAAATTCTGTTATGTCGGCGTAGGTGTTGCCTGTGCCGCCTAACGTGTATTCGGCGTTGTCAAGTACGCCTTTTGTGGCGTCGTCAAGCATGAATGCGCCTGACTCGAACCCGGTGTCAAGCTCAAGCAGGTAGCTGCCTGACTGTACGACTGACGCAGCCATTACGCAATCTCGAGCTGTAGCGGCCCTGATCGTCGGTTGTAGGTGGTGAGCGCGTCAACGATCTTGTCGGCAAGCGTCGCTTCAGCGATTGCGGCGTTGACGACGACTGTGATGCCGCCTGTCATGCCGTCAAGCAGCATTTCGTTGCCAGGTGCCGCGCCAATGCCGCCACCGCCACCGCCGATAAATCCGTCGCCAATCGGCAGTATGCCGACCATGCCCTCACCTAGCCCACCGCCATCGCCGCCTGCACGAGTGCCGCCGCCACCGCCGCCGCCCTTGACAGGTGGCACGACGACCACTGGCACGTCAGGCACAACAGGCCGCATAAGCGCACGCTCAAGCAGATCAGGCCCAGCTGTCACGCCGCCGCCTGTGCCAACTGTTGCGCTGCCGCCGCCGCCAGCGATGCGCGGCAGCTCAAGCTTGGGGATGAACGGTATCTCAACACCTGGCAACAGGTTTATGCCTTTGATAATCAAGTTCAGCATGTTGTTAAAGCTGTTGACGATGTTTTCAAACACGCCGATGACAAAGTTGCCCATAGCAATAAACGCCTCTTTGACACCGCCTGTTGTTTTGACCAGCAACATAAAGCCGGCGACCAGCGCTGCAACGGCAATGACGACCAGGCCGATTGGATTTGCCGCCATTGCTAGGTTCAGCAGTAGTTGCGCCGCCGTAATGACTTTTATTGCGGCGTTAGCGGTAAGGATTGCGCCTGCCAACGCGCCGACCGCAATAAGCAGGCCGGTCACAAAACCTGTGTTGTTTTTGACAAACATTGCCAGCTGCTGCAGCTTCGGCAGCAAACGCTCAAGTATCGGCAGGAACGCTGCGCCGATTGACTCCTTTGTTTCGCTGATCGTGATTGACAGGCGTTTCATTTGACCTTCGGCGCTG